CGGGCTATGAGCATACGGGCGAGGATGGTGAGCAGACCGGCCTTCCCCTGCCTTATAGCGTCTCGATCGAGAAGGATAGCCGCAAGATCCTCGAAATCCGCCGATGGTGGAAAGCCGACGACCCGCAGTGTCGGCCCAAGCGACGCCTCGTCAAATACGGCTTCGTCGACGGGATCGGCTTTTACGGTATCGGTTTGCTCCATATTCTAGGCAATTCGACGGCGGCGCTCACAGGTGCATGGCGGCTGATGCTGGACAGCTATATGTTCGGCAACTTCCCCGGCTTCCTGTACGCCAAGCAGCTTGGACGCCAGTCGCAGAACAATTTCCGCGTGCCGCCGGGCGGTGGTGTGCCGATCGACACGCAGGGCATGCCACTCAGTCAGGCGGTCATGCCGTTGCCCTACAAGACGCCCGGCCCGGAGATGAATGCATTCGTGTCCTCGATCGAGGAAGGTGCATCGGCCGCCGCCGGCTCTGCTGAAATCACCATCGGCGAAGGCAAGCAGGACGCGCCCGTCGGCACGACGCTTGCCTTGATCGAGCAGGCGACGAAGGTCATGGATGCCGTGCACAAAGGATTGCACGCCTCGCAGGCCGAGGAATTCGCTATCCTGAAAGAGTTGTTCGAGGAAGACCCGGAAGCATTCTGGCGCCACAACAAGAAGCCACAGCGACAATGGGATCAGGAGACGTTGCTCGCCGCCCTGCAAGACGGCGATCTTGTTCCGGTCGCCGATCCGAACGCGCCAAGTCAGATGCACCGCCTGATGCGTGCACAAGCCATCAAGCTGCTCTCGCAGCAGTCGCCGGACCTGTACGACCCGAAAAAGGTCGACGAGTACATTCTGCGGACGATGGGCGTGGACAATGCGGAAGGGTTGTTTGCCCCGCCGCCCGACCCGAACCAGCCGCCGCCCGTGCCGCCACCACTACAGGTTGCGCAAATCCGCAGCCAGGATCAAGAGAAGCGCCTTGCGGCCGATGCTCAGAAAGCCGCCGCCGATCGCGAGTCTCGCGAGAATATCGAGATGCTGCGGTTGGCACGCGAGGTCACGGTGCATCCCGAGGCAGGCCCAGCCGCCGCCAACATCCTCTCGTCCGTGCGTCAGCCCGCCAACCCCTTTCAATAGGAAACCGTTCGCATGGCCATGAAAGACATCCGCGCGCAGGCGCAAAAGAGCAATGCCGCCAAGATCGGCAAGGTTGCTGGCGGCGATCACAAGGGCGCGATCCGCTCCAAGTACGGCGCCGATCCCAAGGGCTATCTCGCAGGCGGCCTTGTGCGTCCGCAGATGCCCGCTGCGCCCTCGCCGGCTCCGATGCCAATGGCGCAGCCCATGCCTGCTGCGGGACCGCGCGTCATGCCGGCTCCGATGCCAGCGGCGCCCGCACCCATGCCGGGAATGTCGGCGCCAATGCCGGGCGGCATGAGCCCCATGCTGGCGCGCGCCAAGGGCGGCAAGGTGATGGCTGGGGCCGGCTCGGGCATCGGCCGCCGCAAGAACAACAGCAAGTGAGGCGCAGCGCGCGATGACGTCGTTCGATAGCGCCTTCGCGCGCTCACTCTATGCGCGGATCGCGGAGACGCACCGCGATCTTTCCGGACGGATCATGACGCCCGGTGCGATCAAGAATTTCGAAGAGTACCAGAACAATCTCGTGCGCATCTCCATGCTCGATCTCGTCATCGAAATGATGAGCGAGGAGCGTAAGAGACTGCTCAACCCAGCGGAGAATTCATGAGCCTGAAATCTGTGCAGTTGGTAGGCGATCACAAGGGCGATCCGGCCAAGGAATTGCTGGCCAAGTTCGGCAAGCTCGACGACGCCAAGGTCAAGATGAACCGTATTCTGGTCGCCTACTACATTCGGCCGGAGAAGACCAAGAGCGGCATCCATCTTCCCGACTCTGTCCGCAAAGAGGACGAGTGGCAGGGCAAGGTCGGGCTCGTCATCAAGCTCGGGCCGTCGGCCTACGCGGACCCCAATTTGTTCGCGCCGGAGGATGCTGTTTCCGTCGGTGATTGGGTCATGTTTCGCCCGTCTGCTGGCCTCGACTGCCAGATACGCGGACACAAGTGTAAGCTGCTATTCGAGGGCGATATCGAGATGAGCATTTCGAGCCCCGACACTGTGTACTGAGTCCGTTTATTCCAGATTTTTGAGGCAATCTCATGGCGAAACAGCCAGGAAAGCGCGTCACCGTCAAGACGCAAGAAACGCCCGCCGATGACGGGCTGGAGGTCGAGGTTGGCGGGCAGGATGAGGCCGCAGCCGAGGCCGCTGTCGTCACCAAAACCGAGGATCAGCAGCCCGAGGTCAAGGTCGAGACGCAGGCCGCTGCCGAGGTCGAGGCCGATCAGGGGCCAACGCAGGAGGAAATCGACGCGTGGCGCAAGGCGCATGAGGAGTCCGAGGGGCTGCGCAAGCGTGCCGAGGACGCCGAGCGTCGCGCTGCGGATGCCGCCAAACGTGCGCAAGAGGCCGATGAGCGTGCCGCCGTTGCTGGCAAAGGCACGATCGAGGCCAAAACCGCCGCGATCACCAACAGCATCGACGCATTGAGCGGCAAGCTGGCCGCGCACAAGCAGTCGATCGCCAGGGCGCACGAGGCCGGGGACTTTGCGGCGGTCGCGGATGCCACGGTCGAGCTGACGAAGGTCCAGGCGCAGTTGATGCAGCTTGAGGAGGGCAAGTCTGCCCTTGCCGAGGAGGCCAGGCGCCCCGCACCCAAGCCGCAGCCGTCCTCGGAGATCGAGGCGCAACTGCAGGGCGTGCCGCAGAAGTCCGCCGACTGGCTGCGCGCACATCCCGAGTATCTGACCGACAGTGGCAAGCAGAGAAAAGTGCTCGCTGCACACCAGCTCGCCGTCATCAACGATATCGTGCCGGAAAGCGACACGTATTTCCGGTTCATTGAGGAGCAGGTTGGCTTGCGTCAGAAGGCGCGACCGACTGCCGACGATGACGGGGACGATGACGGCGAGGTCGAGATCGACGATGCTCCGGCCACGCGGACGCCTGCCAAGGGCGCTGTGCGCAAAGGGGCCGTCGCGGCGGCACCCGTCTCTCGCAGTCAGGGCGGCGGCTTGCGCGCTGACGGCGGCAGTCGCCCAACCCGCGTTCGTCTGACGGCGGGCGAGCTTGCAACCGCCGAGCGTCTTGGCATGACGGCGCAACGCTACGCCCAACGCAAGCTCGAATATCAGGAGCGCGAGAAGCTGCGGGGCAACCGCTGATGGCCGGTAAGTCGATTGGGACAAATTACAACGTCAAGATCGACAAGGATGGCCGTCAAATCATCGTGAAAGGCGCGCGACGGTTCCGATCAGCGTCGGATGCCATCGCCGCCAAGAAATCTCCGAAACGACGCTACGCGCGCCGCATCATCTGAAGGAAACCGCATGCGACAGACCGATACCGCCGCCCCTGCACGCCGAGGCAAGATGCCGGCGCCCAAGCACGTTGCGCCGGAGGCCGATGCGGCACCGTCACGCCGTGATGCTCCGAAAGCCGCAACCGCACCTCGCTATGCCGATCGCGATCCGTCGACGGGGCGCGTGGTGGCGCTCGGGCGTGATGGCAAGCCGCTCTCGCGTACTGCCGACAACTACGGCGACAAGTTCCACGTACCGAACCATTTCCGCGAGGCGGGCTGGGATTTGCAGTGGATGCGCGAGACGGTCTATGGCCAGCCCGATCCGTCGAACATCAACAACATGAAGCAGAACGGCTGGGCGCCGGTCGACCCCGCGAAATTTCCGGGCATGGCCGTGCGTCTCGATGGCCTTGCCCTCTATGAGCGGCCGATAGCCCTGACGATCGAGGCGCGCGAGGAGGAGCGCAAGCTCGCCAGCGCCCAGATGCGCCAGAATACGCCCGACCGCGACGCCAAGCTCGGCGTCTATGAGGATGGCCGCAACAATCCCGAGGCGCGCGCGAATACGTTCGTCAAGCGTCACATCGAAGGGCTGCCCGACGATCTTGCGGCACCGCGCTACGAGTACGGCGAGGCGGAGGACTGAGGCGATGAGCATGCAAGAGGCAGATCGCGTATCGGCCGCTGTCGCAACAGAGCCGCGCGTAGCGCTCGCCGACATCGAGGCGGCAATTTCCGAGCGTTACGACTTCGTCGCCAGCGATGCCGTCCAAGCGCTCGGGTTCCCGACGTCGGCCAACACGCCGCATCCACTATCCGTCCTGTCCGTGTGCATTCTCGTCATGCGCAACGGATTTACGGTAATCGGCAAGAGCGCACCGGCAAGCCCCGCCAACTTCAACGCGGACTTGGGGCGCAAGTTTGCCTATGACGACGCCATTCGGCAGCTTTGGCCGCTGATGGGTTTTGCCCTGCGCGAGAAACTGGCCGCAGGTCACATCTAGCAGGGCATCAAGTAATCGTGGCGTTGCGTGGGCCGTCCTTTTGGGGCGGCTTTTCTTTTGCCGGTGAGGTTAGGCACCGGCCCCTCAACGCTCCGATCCGGGCGGCGCTCGACGGACAGTCCACACTCCAGGGGACCACTCCATGGCTAACATCCAGGCCGCTTTCGGCTTTCAGCACGTCGGGGACGTCGGCGGCGCATCCGCTAACTTCCCGCACTCTCGGCGTAAAATCGCGTCCAACAACGCCACGGCGATCTATCGCGGCGATCCCGTGGTTGGCCTGACCACCGGCTACATCGGACAGGCTAGTGCCGGCACCACGCAGATCGCGGGCATCTTCGCCGGCTGCGAGTACATCTCGACGTCGCAGGGCAAGAAAGTCTTCTCGCCATATTGGCCGGGGTCGGACGCGACCGGCGACGTCACGGCCTTCGTCGTCGACGCTCCGAATTCGCTGTTTCTCGCCGCCTCGAACGGCTCCCCGTTCGTGCTTGCCGACATCGGCTCCGGCGTCAACTTCGCCGTTGGCACCGGCAACACGGCGAACGGCATTTCCGGCGCGACGCTCGATCAGTCGTCGCTGAACACGACCAACACCCTGCCGTTCAAGATCGTCCGCCTCTTTTCCGATACCGGCATCGGCAACGGCGCGGACAACACGACGAACTACAATTGGGCATACGCGACCTTCAACAACGAGACCTTCAAGCAGCTCCTCGGCATCGCTTAAGCGGCCCGATAGCCGCGCGTCATGAGTTCCTAACCCCTTTGAACGCAAAAGGAAATGACAGATGCCTATCGCAATTGCCCAGATCAAGGACGAGCTGTATCCGGGCCTCATGGAGGTCCAGGGTCAGTACGACATGGTCGAGAAGACCTGGGACAAGGTGTTCTCGATCCGCAAGAGCCGGATGGCCGTCGAGCGTGCGACGCAGATGCGTTTCATGCCGGTTGCCCGTATCAAGACGGAGGGCTCGCCGACGGAGTTCGACAACAATGCCGGCCAGCGCTACGCCTACAACGTCGAGCACACCGAGGTGTCGCTGGGCTACGCCATCACCCGGCGCGTCATCGACGATAACTTGTATGCCGACTCGTTCAATCCGACCAACCTCGGGCTGAACAACTCCTTCGCGCAGTTCAAGGAGATTCAGGCGGCGAACGTCCTCAACAACTGCCAGACGGCGATTGCCGGCCTGGGTGGTGATGGACAGGCGCTCGCCTCGACGGCGCATCCCATCGACGGTGCAACGGTCGCCAACACCTTCACGGTGCAGCTCGACCTCAACGAAGCCTCGCTTCTGCAGGCGCAGAAGAACATTCGCGGCACGTTCCGCGATGAGGCGGGTCTGCTGATCCGTGCGCGGGCTCAGTCCCTCGTCGTGCCCTACACGCTGGAGGATGTGGCTAACCGCCTCGTCAAAGCCGAGCTGCGTCCGGGCACGTCCAACAACGACCCGAACGTGATCCCGATGGTAGCCGGCGGCCTGCCCAAAGGCGTCGTCGTGTGGGACTTCCTGACCTCGCCCTATGCGTGGTTCGTCAAGACCAACGTCGACGGCCTCCTGCATTTCGATCGCGTTCCCTACGAGATGGATATGTGGGTCGACAACACGACCGACAACCTGCTGGTCAAGGGCTACGAGCGCTATTCGTTCGCCTACATCGACTGGCGCGCGGTCTACGCGTCGCTCCCGACCTCGTAAGCGGTCGTATCAATCCTGACCGGCGCTGGCTTCGGGCTGGCGCCGGCAAATCCTCATTTCCGCACTTTTCGGAGGCCGATCGCCAATGGCAAACGTGACTTATCGGGGGCCGTCCGTGGCTCTCGGCATGCTTCTTGACGGCACCTGGGACCCTGACGACGGTCCCGATATGGAGTATCAGGGCTCGGGCATTCTCGACCATCGGCAGACGCCGGCAAACAAGGATGCCGCAGCCCCGCAACGCTACATCGGGTTTTTCAACAACCCGTATTGCGTCCTCGCCGACAATGTCCCGCAGACGTCAACGTCGGCCACGATTGCTGCCGCTGCTAACGTCGTCAGCGGCGTTGCCATGACGCTGACCTCGGCGCAGGCCAACGGCGCCACGGCCAACATCCCATCGGTCGCCGTGGGTATTCCTGTCGTGCCCGTCGGCAGCTCGACGCCGGTCACGACGTTGGCGTTCGATTTTGGATTCACGACCGGAACGACCACGTCAGGCTCGGCGACGGTGACGGTTCCTGACTCCACCGTGTTTCAGCCGGGGCAGTGGATTTACATCGGCGGCGCCGGCAATGCCGGCAAGACAGCCCCGCTCTCTGCCATCGTGGGCACACTCGCCTCGGCGACGACGATCACGCTTGTCAACTCGGTTGGCGCGACGCAGACGGCACTCGCCAGCGTCACCAACGCGCCGATCGGGGCTGGCCGCGCGCCGTCGGCCGGCTACAGCGCGCCCGGCTCAACCCCGCTGGAGCACTGGCCCTACATGGCGACGGGCGCAACGTGGATGCTCAACCCCCGCGAATGTCTGGCGCGCGGCGTGGCCATTCTGGGTTCGGCGAGTGGCTCTGGTGGCACCTTCCTTGTGCGCGGCTACGACATCTATCACAACGCCATGTCGGAGGTGATCACTGTCGGCGCCGGTGCGGTCACGGGCTACGGCAAGAAGGCGTTCAAGTACATTCTGAGCGTGACGCCGCAGTTCACCAACGCGTTCAACTACACCGTGACGGCCAGTGACGTGTTCGGCTTCCATTGGCGGTCGGACCTGTGGGAATACACGGACGTGTTCTACAACGGCACGTTCACATCAACGTCCGTCGGATGGCTTGCGGCGGATACGACCAACCCCGCCACGACCACGACCGGCGATACGCGTGGCACCGTGCAGGTATCAACGGCCGGTGGCGGTACGCAGATCACGGGCGGCGCCGCCACCAACAACGTGCGTCGCCTCACCATCATGGCGAATGCGACGGTGCAGCAGCTCACGTTCTCCAACCCAACCAACACCGTGCCGTGGTTCGGCCGGGCTCAGGCGTAAAAGGCCAGCTATTCGGGATTTCCGAATAGCTCGAATCCAACTTGTAAGAAATACTTTCACGTTCAACCTCGAAAGGAACGATCTCATGGCAGTCAAGAAAGGCATGCCCGCAGGCGGCAACCCGGCTGTGATGGCCGCAGCCCAGAAGAGCAAGGACATCGGCAAGGTGCCGAGCGGCACGGGCATGGTGCCCAAGCTGCGCGCTTCCGGCGGTCGCGTCGGCTGCGACTCCAACCCCTACTCGTCCGCGCGCGGCAAGAAGTAATCCACGCGCTTTCTGGTTGTATCCCCGACGTGCGTTTGCGCGGGGTGCGGTTTGATCCAGCCGCACCCCTTTCTCTACCGCCACCGGAGCCCACGGCATGCAACCTCTCGTCGTCTCGGTCGGTCCGCTCGCGGCGGCCTCTGCCAACAATATCTCGACATCACAGACCAATCCGGGCTCGTCGACGGCGCTCGCCCTGCAAGGCACGCTCTCTACCGGATATGCGGCCACAGCGATCTGTACATCACAGCCTGTCGCGGGCGGCGCTATGTCGCTCAACGGCTCCATCGTCCGGTCGGGCGTCGCTTGGCTGGCAACGCCGTCTGCCGTCGTCATTACCTCTCTCAGCAACGATACTGGCCTCACCTTTACGGTCACGGGCTGGGACGCGCTCGGGCAGGCAGTCATTGCTGAGGCCGTCAAGGGGTCGAATACCTCTGTCGTCTCCACGAGGAACGCGTTTTCTCGTGTTTTATCTGTCGTCGCGTCAGGGGCGTCGGCGGGCAACGTCTCCGTCGGCACGAATGCGTCCGTCGTCACGCTCGACAAGCCGCGCCGCGTGCTGATCACGAGCGCCGGCAACGACAGCGCCATGACGTTCACGATCATCGGCACCGATCGCAGCGGGCTCGCGCAATCCGAGGTGCTGGCCGGCGCCAATACCTCGACGGCGCAGTCTCTTCTCGACTATGCCACGGTGACGTCTATTCGCCCGTCTGCGGCCACGGCCTCGACCGTCACGGTTGGGACGTCGGGCGTTGCATCCTCGCGCTGGGTTGCCTTCGACAGCTTCGCATTCGCGCCGGTCTCTCTGCAGGTCAGCGTTTCTGGCACCGTCAATTATACGGTGCAACAGACGTTGGATGATCCCAACGATCCAGCCATTGGACCAACGGGCGTGCAATGGGTCAACTCTCCGGATGCGACGCTCGTTGCCGCGACCGCCAACATGCAATCGAACTATGGCTATGCGCCACGGTTCGCGCGTGTCGTGTTGAATAGCGGCACGGGCACGGTGCGTTTTGAGGCCATTCAGCTTGCCGCTCGGCCGGCCGCGTAACACGAGGCCGCGCACATGGCAGGATTGCAGATTGTCTCGACCGGGCTTTTGTTCGGCACAGGACTGCGCACGACGACGGGTCTCACCAGCGGCGGCGGTTTGCAGGTTGCCGGCTTGTCTGGTGCGGCTCAACTCCTTCTCAACGAGACGCAAGGTCTCGCCGTCGATTTCACAGACTTGTCGATGGTGATCAAGGACACCACGACGCCAGCCAATAATTTCGATGGTGATCCGAATTCAAAGCTGACGTATTCGAGCCCATCGACGAAGTGGGTACTCGGTGCCAACGGGCTGTTCTCGTCTGGAACGACGCTGCGCACGTCCTACGATGCGAGCGGCAACGTGCTCGGCGTCCGAATCGAGGAGGCGCGGACAAATCTGCTTCTGCAAAGTCAGACCTTTACGAACGCGTCGTGGACCAAGGTCAGCTCGACGATTACAGCTTCGGCCGCCACATCTCCTGATGGCTCGGCAAATGCTTCGAAGATCGTCGAGGACGCGATTACGAACGTCCACAATGCGCAGCAGGCTATTACCAAGGCCGCCTCGGCGATCCAGTACACGTTTTCCGGTTTCGTCAAGGCTGGCGAGCGCACGTGGTGTGAGCTGTTCGTGTTTGACGGCGCGGCGGATGGACAGCGCCAATATGTGAACCTGACCACTGGTGCGGCCGGAAACGCGTCGGCGCAAGGGGCGGGCTTTACCGGCGTGTCGTTTGCGTCATCACTGCGTCCGGATGGCTGGGTCTATTTCGCGTGGGTGTTCACGACCAATACCGCCACGGCGCTGCAATGCCGCATTTACACTGCTTCGGCGAACGGAACGGACAACTACGCCGGCGACGGGGCGTCGGGAATTTACGTCTGGAACATGCAGCTCGAGGCTGGCGCGTTTGCCACGTCCCCGATTGTTACGACCACGGGCACGGTGACACGGACGGCTGACAACATCACCATGGCCACAAGTCTATTTCCTCTGTCACAGATTGAAGGAACGATTTTTGCTAAATGGCAAATCAACACGACGGTGCCGTCATTTAGCCCTGTCGTTGAGTTGACGGCAGCAAGCCGCAATAACTCCGACCAGGTATTGCGGCATAATGCGGGCACCACAATCGTCGGCGTCGTCACGGGCGCCGCATTTGCGATATTAATAAACCAGACTTTGACCGGAAGCGCGTCTGCCAACACGGTATATAAGGGTGCAATTCGAGCCAAAACAAATGACTTCAACTCTGCCCTAAACGGTGTGGCGCAAACGGCGGTAACAACGGGGACATGGCCAGGGGCCGCGCTGACGACTTTTAGCATTGGTCAACAACAAGGGGGTGGCTCGTATCTGAATGGATATTTGGCAAAACTGATGTACGTTCCGCGCAATTTCACGGACCCGCAAATGGTGGCACAGACGACATGATTGACGTAACCGCATGGGCGCCGACACGAGAAGCGGCGGTTGCGTTTCTCGAAGCGGCGGATATCGCCAAGCTCGATGCAGACACGGGCGACATTACGCCGATTGCTGAGGTGATCATTCACCCGTTTCGCGCGAATGAAAGTATCGACGTGGCCGGAGTGGACGGTTTCCACTTCAACCTACGATTCTATGGCTCATCCGAGGCGACGCTGACGGCTGGCCTGCCACAGACAGGCGGGCTGTTTGAGAGAACGCGTATTTTGCAACTCGTGCAAGTGCGCACGGGCGAAGCGCCGGTCTGGCAAGAGACCCTGCCGCCGATCCTGCCCGGCTATGAGACGCCGGAAGGCGTGAGGGCGTTCGACCCGGCGACGATCAAGGCGCGACGAAACGTGTTTGCCTGAGAGGTCCGCATGACAACAACCGGCACTTACGCGTACAATCCAGCGTTGAGCAATCTCGTGCTTAATGCTTACGGTCGGATTCAGATTCGCGGCACGCAAATCACGACGCAACATCTACAGGACGCGGCCGAGGAAGCCCAGCTCCTCCTCACGCAATGGGCCAACAAGGGGCCGAATCTGTGGGAGTGCGACACGCTTTCCTATCCATTGACGGCCGGCGTCGCAACGCTGACCTTGCCCGCCGAGACCGTCAACATCATCACGGCGTACACCACAGTCGGGTCTGGTCCCGGCTCTACCGATCGCGTGATTGGCCCCATCTCGCAGTCGGAATACGCAGGCTATCCCAACAAGACCCTGCCGGGGGCGCCGACGTCGTTCTGGTTCAATCGTCAGGTGACGCCGACCATCACGCTCTATCCGGTGCCGGACACGTCGACCAGCTACACGCTCAACCTTCGCCGGATGCGTCAGCCGCAAGATGCGGCCCTCGCCAACGGCCTGACGATCGATGCGCCCTATCGCTTCGCCGACGCCTTCGTGGCCGATCTTGCGCATCGTCTGTCGCGCATCTGGAAACCCGAGCTTGAGGATCGTCGCAAGCAGGACGCCAAAGATGCCTGGGATACGGCAACGGCGGAAGATACCGAGAGCGTGCCCATCTATATCTCGCCCGGCTTGAGTGGATACTTCGACTGATGGCTCATCGCCCGCACGGACACGCTTTTGTCGATGCGGACGCGCCCCGCGCGTGGGCCGTCTGCGATCGCTGCCGCATGCTCTACAATCATCACATGCTGCGCTGGCAATACCAGTGGCGCGGTACGGCACTCGTCAACACCAATTTGCTCGTCTGCCCGACGTGCCACGACATCCCTGCGCCCGTCCTGCGTACGTTCACCCTTCCGCCCGACCCCGTCCCGATCCAGAATCCGCGCCCCGATCTTGCCGAGCTGAGCGCCACGACGCTCCTGCAGGACGAGTCCGGCGTCGATCTGTTGGACGAGGGCGGCGAGCAGCTTCTCGCGGAGTGACGTCATGAGCTTGCGCCCGAGCGGTCACGCCGAGGACGACCTGTTCAAGCCGTCGGCGCGCGCCGTGTGCGACAAGTGCGGCTTTCTCTGGAATGACAGCACCCTGCAGTTCCAATGGGTGGTGCAGGGGCAAACGATGGTCAATACGGGCTCGCGCGTGTGTCGCAAATGCCTGGATGCGCCGGCCCTGTTTCAGCGCAATACGGTGCTGCCCGCTGATCCCGTCAATATTCTCAATCCGCGCCCCGATCTGACCGAGGCAAGCATGGCGGTCGTCATGCAGACGGAGAGCGGCGCACTCCTCGACGATGAATCGGGCATGCAAATTCTGGCGGAGAATAGCTGATGGCTGTTTCTGGCATCAAGCCTTCGGAAGAGCCGGCCTGGACCGGCGGCCTGTCCGGCGCCGAGCTGCTGCTGCTAAGCCGTTTCAACGGCGTCGGCTACACGCAAAACAGTCTGTCTCTCCTCAACTTGTTCAAAGTCGTCGGCAATCTGCCCGACGTCGGCAGCTTCACCCTTCCGAGCAGCCAATACCGCCTGCCCGTCTACAACGCCACGACGGGCGATCCGGGGTCGACCACGCTGGCAGCCATTCTGGGTCCGGCGTTTGCGACCGTGACCGGCGACGTGCTTATCGACGCCTCGGCCGTGGCAACGATCCAAGCCAACGCCGTAACGACCGCCAAAATCATCGACAAGGCCGTCACCAACGCCAAAACCGCCGACATGGCGGCCCACACCATCAAGCAGAACGCCACGGCCGGAGCGGCAGCGCCTACGGACTCCACGACGATTGATGGCGTCATTCTGGCGGGGTCGGCCTTCGGCCCGTTCACCGATCTTGCCGCCGCCGCGACCAGCAACCTTGCGACGCCGACAACCCTCGGCGTTCGCCTGACGGGCACGGCGACGATCTCCTCGTTTGGCACGGGCGCCAACCTGCTGCGGTTCGTCAAGGTGCAGAACGCACCCATCCTGACGCACAACGCGACGTCGCTCATTCTGCCGACGGGGGCCAACATCACGTGCGCGGCCGGCGATTGCTTCATCGCTCTATCGGACGGCTCTGGCAACTGGACGGTGGTCGCCTTCATGCGGGCGTCTGGTTTTCCGCTCGCACCTGCGCTCGCAACCTCGACCACCACAGGGCGCATCCCACGCTATTCCAACACGACGGGCGGCCAAGGGCAAGGCACGACGCTGTTTGACGATGGCTTCTCGAACCTTGGCGTCAACGTCACAGCCTTCGGCACGGGCGGGCAAGGGGTCGTGGGCATCGCCAATGCGATCGCCGTTCCATCGTCGAGCCCGGCCGGCATGGGGCAGCTCTACGTCGAGGCCGGCGCCCTCAAATATCGCGGCTCCGGCGGCACGATCACCGTGCTTGGCGCGGCCTGAGCGGAGGTTTCATGGCTTACACCTACGCCTCGTGGACCGCAGCCTACGCCGTCATGCTTGGCGCCGACCCCACGGACACGAATTTCATCGCCATCATTCCGAGTGCGATCGACTACGCCGAGCAGCGCATCTATCGCGAGCTTGACCTTGTGTCGACAATCGTCCGCGACACCTCGGCAGCACTCACACCCAACACGCGCACGTTCACGCTGCCGACGGCGCTGGGCAAGTTCGTGGTGACGCAGGCGATCAATCTGACGGTTGCATCGCAACGCGTGCCCCTGCGCCCCGTCAGCCGAGACACTGTCGATATGTTCTGGCCGTCGGATGTGGCCCTCTCGACGCCCTCGATCCCAAGGGAATACGCCGTCGTCAACGACACGACGATTCTCGTCGGCCCCGCCCCCGATCAAGGCTACCCCGTCGAGGTCGTCGGCACCATCCGGCCAACGCCGCTCTCGGTCAGCAACACGCAGACGTTCCTGACCCAATACCTGCCGGATATCTGGATGGCCGCCACGATGATCTTCGGCGCGGGCTATCAGAAGAATTTCAGCGCCATGTCGGATGACCCGCAGGCCGCCATCGGCTGGGAGCAGCAATACCTGAAGCTGGTCGACAGCGGGGCTGCCGAGGAGGCGCGCAAGCGCTATACCGCCACAAGCTGGACGTCGCTTGCGCCCTCGCCCGCCGCCAACACGCAACGAGGCTGACGCCCGATGCCGCAAGAGTCGATCAAGCTGCGCCCTGGTATCCGGGGCGACCTGACGCCGACCTTGAACGAGGGCGGCTATGCCACCTCGAATTGCATCTCGTGGCAGGAAGGGTTGCCGCAGAAAATGCGGGGATGGCAGAAGTACACGCCATCCGCCTACGCGGGCACCCCACGCGCCAGTCATGCCTTCGCCGATCTGAACAGCGTTGCCTATTATGCGCTGGGCACGACGACGTCCCTCAATGCGCTCGCGAGCGGCGTCAGCTACGCCGTCACGCCGCAGACGCTCACGAGCAACAACGCACCCAATTTTTCGACCACGCTCGGCTCGCCCACGGTGACGATCGTCGATGCGGCGGCGGGCACGCAGGCGACCAGCAACGTCATCTATCTCAACACGCCCGTGGCCGTCGGCGGGTTAATTCTGGCGGGCGCCTATCCGGTCGCGTCCGTGGGCGGCCTCAACACCTACACGATCACGGCAGCGGCGAATGCGACCGCGAATGTGGTCTCGGGCGGCGCCGTGCCGACGTTCACGACCACGGCCGGGTCGAGCACGGTCCTCGTGACGCTGACGGCGCACGGGCTTGCCGTGGGGTCGACGTTCGTTATGCCGATCGCAATGACGATCGGCGGCATTACGATCACGGCGGGCAGCTACACCGTCACGAGCGTGCCCGGCGCTAACTCGTTCAACATCGTCGCCGCCAATGCCGCCGCCTCGAATGCGGGGCCGACGGGCTACAACAGCGGCAACCCGCAGATCATCTACTATATCCAGATCGGGCCGCCGCCGCTCGGCACGGGCTTTGGCATCGGGGGCTTCGGCCTCGGCGGGTTCGGCACGGGCGCAGTCAGCGGGCAGACCACGGGCACGCCGATCACGGCGACCGACTGGACGCTGGACAATTGGGGGCAATTTCTCGTTGCGTGCCCCGAGAATGGCCCGGTTTACGTCTGGAATCCGACGGCGGGGCAACAGAACGCCGGCATGATCGCGGCGGCGCCGCCTTACAATATCGGCTGCTTCCTTGCCATGCCGCAGCAGCAAATCATCTGCTACGGCTCGACGTCGGCCTATTCGTCCGGCATCGGCTTTGCGCAAGACCCTCTTTTGATCACGTGGTGCCACGCCAACAACTACAATCAGTGGAAGGCGACGACTACCAACCTTGCGGGCTCCTATCGCATTCCCACGGGCACCCGCTGCGTCGGCGGCATGATGCCCGCGCAACAAGCGCTCGTGTGGACGGATATCGAGCTGTGGGCAGGGCAATATTCGGGATCGTCACTCGGCGGCCTGGGCACGCTCGTCTGGAACTGGAACAAGATCGGCACCAACTGCGGCCTGATCGGCAAGCATGCGTGCGCGCACATCAACGGTCAGGTCTATTGGGTGGGGGTCACCAATCAGGTGTTCCGGCTCGGCGGTAACGGGCCGGAAGTCATTCAGTGCGACGTCTGGGACATCCTGTTTCAAGACCTCAACCCGAGCTATCGCAGCCGCGTGGTGATGGGGGCCAACCCCGCACGCAACGAGATGATGATTTTCTATCCCTCGCTCAGCGGCAATGCCTCCGAGTGCGATAAGTACATCAAATACAACGTGAATACGGGCGAATGGGATTACGGCAACGTCGGCCGGTCCACGTGGCTGCCTAACACGATCCTCGGCGCCCCGATCGCGGCGACGTCGACCGGTATCGTCTACCAGCACGAGACCGGCGCGGACGCCGACGGCCAGCCTATCAACGCCTCGATCGAGACGGGCTACTTCATGATTGGGGAGGGCACGCAGACGGCGCTCGTCAAGCAATTCTTCCCGGATATGCGCTGGGGGCAGTATGGACAAGCGCAAACGGCGCAGGTCAAGCTGACCTTCACGACGGTCAATGACATCTCGGGCAAGGTGACGACGACGGGGCCGTTCACGGTGACGCAGTCGACGGCCTATTTCAATCCGCGCGTGCGGGGGCACCGGGTCAAGATCAAGATCGAGTCGAGCGATATCGGCTCATTCTGGCGCTTGGGCAACATGCGCTATGTCTATCAGCCGGACGGAAGGCAATAATGGCTCAAGACAACGACATGCTGACGGCGGTCCAGAACTCGAACCGCCTGCTGGCGCAGATTGCACAGTATATGTCGACGGTGTTTCCGCAGCAGTCTACGACGGCATCGACCGTGGGTGCGGCGGGCGGCGCCAGCGCACTCCCGGCAACGCCCTTGGGCTACATGAATGTGACGCTGCCCGGCGGCGCTGCGGTCAAGGTTCCCTATTACAACCCTTGATTGTGACGCCCGGTCGATACGCGGAACCGAGGACCGGGCGTTTCTTTTTGTCACGCGGGACAGACGCAGGCCGCGATACGCAAGGAACGGTGCGGCGGAACGAGGATCACTCTCGCTGATATCGCGGGCAAAAATAAGGCTCTCGCGCGGTATTTACGTGACAACGCCGTCCTTACGCGGCCAAGGCGCGTGCGTCTGACGTTCCCGCAATCACGGCCAGCACGTCGAGGGCCGCAGATTCGGCGCCGAGCCGCGCGACAACCTTGGCTTCGATGCGCCTGAGGGCGATGCGACAGGCGTTGGCGGCCTCGATACCTTCCGGCGTCAGTCTGACGTTGTAGGCGCGGGCGTCGCGTTTGTCCCGCGCGCGCTCCAACAGGCCGTGTTTTTGCATGCGCTTCATGACGTCGGCGAGCGTTGACCGATCAATCCCGATCTGCGCGACGATGTCGGCTTGCTTGTCGACGGCCGAGCGGTCCAAGAGCAGATCGAGGATCAGCGCTTGACGCGAGGTGATGCCGCGCGGCAAGGCCAGCAGCAATTGGCTTTCGAGCGATTGGTGCGCGCGGCGGACCGCAAGATACAGACTCATGATGTGCCCCATACGAGTTGCGCCGACGATTTCGGCACGTTCATTATGCAGAAAACGCATACAAGCTGCAACACGAATCATCCGCCATCCACGCGAGGCATTGCATGGCCGTCGATAGAACCAAGGCCGTTGACCGCGCCATGGCAATTGCAACGGGGCCGGTCAAGGGAGCGTCTCCCGGCCGTCTCGACGACGTCGATACGAGCGTTCCGCCCGGTGCCTACGTTATTCCGGCAGACGTGGTCTCGGCGCTGGGAGATGGCAACAGCGAGGCCGGGCACGCGCTGCTCGACAAGATGTTTCCGCCAGCGGGGCCGGACGAGGTGGCGCACTTCAAGAGGGGTGGCGCGATCCCGGTCAAGCTCAGCCACGGCGAGCATGTCATCACGCCACAGCAGATCAGGGCCAAGTTCGGCGACGTACAGCAGGGACAGGCCGCCCTTGACCAATTCGTGCTCGACACGCGCAAGCAGAACGTCGACACGCTGCAAAAATTGCCCCCACCCGCACAGGACTGACCTCGACCGACCTCGATCGTTCGCCACAGGCCCTAACAAGACGTTGACGGCGTCGACGGATTGAGGCATAAAAACGGCATCCTCGCGGCGCTTGTATCCCGGCCCGCAGGATGCAGATGCCAGCATGCATAAGCCCCGGTGACCGCACGCCGGGGCTTTTGTGCGTCTACGCGCATTGATTCACGTGAAACATCGGATTTGCTCATGTTGCCCACCGTGCCGGGTTGTCCGCGCGTGCGCCTCGCCACGCCCGCCGACCGAGACGAGATCATTGCTATGTGCATGGAGCTGCACGGCGAGAACGCTTTGTTCCCGGTCGAGATGGCGTGCGTGCACGAGACGGTGGACCGCGCTTTGCGTGGCGACAACGCGCTGATTGGCGTCGTCGGTGACGTGCAGGCGGAAGGCATGATCTATCTGCAGTTGTCGCGCATGTGGTATTCGCGCGCCGTCTTCATCGAGGAGCTTTTCAACTATGTTCGCCCAAAGTTCCGGGCGTCCACGAACAGTCAGGATTTGATCGCCTTCAGCAAGGCGGTCTCCGACATGACCGAGATGTTGTTGCTCATTGGCGTCCTGTCCAACATCAGGACCGAGGCCAAGGTGCGTTTGTATCGCAAGGCGTTGGGTGCCCCGGCGGGCGCTTATTTCGTCCACGCACCAGCGCACAGCGCGGCAACGAAGGCGGCTTGAGATGGGCAAAGGCGCACAGCGCTCGACGCAAAACACCTCGCAGTCGCAAAGCGGCTCGCAGACCTCGACCAACAATCTCAGCCCCTTTGCACTGCAGCAGGCGCAACGCCTGTTCGGCATGGGGGCTGGTCCCAACGATCTGCAGCAGCGCGCCTATCAGGGGCTCGGCAGCCTCGCCAGCCCCGACTATGGCGATGCGCGCGCGGCTTTTTCGGCGGCGCAAGGCTCGACGTTGACGCCGGACAAGCTGCAACCATGGCTCGATGCGTCCTCGCCCTACACCAAGCAGGTCACGGACGCGACGCGAGCGGCCTTCGATCAGCAGAACGCCCAGCAAGCCAATCAGCTCATGGGGCAGCTCGCGGGCTCCGGCGGTTTCGGCAACGATCGATCGGCGGTGCTTGCGGCAACCCTTGGCGGCCAGCAGCAGTTGGCGCAGGCGCCCGTGCTCGCCCAGCTTCAACAGGGCGGCTATGACCGCGCCCTATCGGCCGCTGGCGATGCCGCCAAGCTCAGCGCCTCCACCAATCTCGCCTCGGGCTACGGCCTCGGCAGTCTTGATACGCAACAGCAGCAAGCCTTGCTGCAGCAGTTGCAAGCGCAGATGGCGGGCGGCAACAACCAGATTGCGCAGCAGCTCGGCATCTCGCAAGGGCTCGCCGGCCTTGGCGGCATCGCCGGGGGATCGTCGACATCACAGGGCACATCGACCGGCCAATCGGAGATGACGCAGCCGGGGCCTTCGTGGTTGAGCCAGCTCGGCGGTCTCGGCGCGCTTTTGGGTGGCTCCGGCGCTTTTGGCGGCAAGGATGGAAGCCAAGGGTGGCTCGGGCAAGCCTGGGGCGGCCTCAAGTCATTCAGTCCATTCGGCAAGGCGTCGGGCGGGGCGATTCCTCTTGCGTCCGGGGGCAGTGCACCCAATCACCCTGCCGTCGAGAAATTCGGGCACATTGTGCGCGGCATGCGCGAGTTGCGCGATGGCGAGACGCGTGGATTTGCCGATGGCGGCACGCCGTCGGGCACCGGAGATTGGCCATGGGTGGCCGAGGGCGCGCCGACGGGGCTTGGGTGGATCAAGAACCTCATTCCGGGCGGGACGCCTGCGGCGGACATGGGGTTTTCAGGCTCGATCGACCCGGTCACGGGCAGCTATCTCGCGCCGCCCTCCTCGGGAAAGATTCAAGGGCGCGTTGAAAGCACGCCCAAGGTCATCAAGTCCGTCAGCGACTTCACGCCGTCGACGACCGACACGAGCCAGGACGGGTATACGGGCAAACCGCCCAAGGTCGGACTGGCCGCACTCGACGGCAAGGTCGACCCCGATACGGTGGACTTTCCCGACATGAAGCCGGAGAAGCGTTCTGGCTCTGGCGAAAAGAAAGCCTCCGAGGCAGGGCTTGGCGCGCTGGCGCACAGCAGTCGGGATTATCCCGGCATCGTCGCTGCCGCGCGCGAGACGGCGGGCACGGAGGCGCCTGCCTCGCCCGCTGCGCCAGCGCCACCCAGCGAAGGCGGCCTGATGGCGGCACTCAACCCCAAAAATTGGAACATGCCGCTGGTGGGGCTGGGGCTCGGACTCCTCACCAACACGACGCGCGCAGGCACAGGCGAGGCGGCGCGATCGGGCATGCAGATGGGCCTTCAGGCGCATGCGGCGGAGCAGAACGCCGCGCTACAGGCGGCCAAGCTGCAGGAGGAGATTCGGCAGCACAAGGCCGATTTGGAGTTGAGAGGGCGTCAGGTTACGCAAACAGGGCTTCCCGGCGAGATGGCGCCCGTTTATCCCTCCGCGCCGCCGACCGATGCGGAAAAGGCCGCCGCACAGGAGCGGGCGCTTGGCTACGAGGCGAAAAGGGACAAGATCAAGGCCGAGACCAACCGGCAGGCAACGCTCGATTCCAAGCAAATCGACGCGGTCCTGCAGGGCGGACAAGCCGCACAGGGCGTCATCGACCGGCTGGATCGCATGGATGCGCTGGCTGGCGAGATCAAACCCTACCTCGGGCCGGGCGAGAGGTTCGGGCTCAACAGCACGGCGGCGTATTTCAAAGACCCGAAAGCCTACGCGAAGCTGGAAGTGCTCAAGTCCGAGCTGAATGCGCTGGTGAAGGATGAGGCCGCCGCCTCCTATCTTGGACGAGGCAACGTCACCAACGGCAAGATTCGCCTTGAGCAGTTGGCGAAGGCATCTGAGAACATGCCGTATGACGCCCTCAAGGAGCGGTTGCAGTCTCTCAAGCGTGAGGCGCAAGTTGCCGTGGAGCGTCAACGCACGCTGCAGCAAGAGGGCGGTCTCGCGAAGCTGCGCGACCCCAATTACAACGCCTTTGCCGAATTGGACAAGCGCAACGGCGCAGCGAAACCGGCAGCGAGTGCCGCTGGACCCGTCGACCTCAAATCCTTGCCGCCCGCCGCCAAGGATACGCCAATCGGCGCGATGGCCTTGTCCAAGGACGGCAAGCCGGTCCGGCGCGTGCAAGGTGGCTGGGAACCTGTTGCGGTAGGGGGCTGATCCATGGCTGGCAAGCTCCTGACCGACGACGACGTCATCGGCAACCCTTCCTCACGCGCGTTTCTGAGCGACGAGGATGTCATTGGGGCGCCGAAGAAAGCCGAGCCCCAAACCGGCGCGCTGGAGGCTGGTGCACGTGCTGCCTACGACGCAGCCACGTTCGGGTTTGCGCCGGGCACCGATCGCGCACGCAACAAGCTCGCACGTGAGGAGCACCCTTACGCCTCGATCGCGGGTGATGTGGCCGGGATTGGAGCGCAGACGGCAGCCCTTGGGCCTCTTGCGGCGGCAGGGCGCGCAGCGCAAGGCGTCGGTCGCGTCGTCGGCCTCGTCCCGCGTGCGGCAGAGGCAATCCTAGCCCCTTCCATGAGTGGGCGCGGCGTCGCCGGGACCGTCTTGACGGGGGCGCGGGCGGGTGCGGCGGGTGCGGCTGCGCACGGTGCAGGCAGCGCGATTGCGGACGGCGCGAGTGCCGACGACGCTGTCAGCGATGCGGCACGCGAGGGTATTGTCGGCGGCGTAACGGGCGGTATTGCGGCACCCTTGCTGCGCGCGGCAGGTAACGCCATCGGGCGCTCTATGGCGCGCGAGCCGGCGGCGCCCGGCGGATTGACGCGCGAGACGGCCGATAATCTCGTCAACTCTCTCCGCAGCACGCCGGAGGCCGAGGCCAACGCGACGCTCGGGCGGCTCGGCACTGAGGGTCGCGTGGCCGACGTCGCCCCTGCTCTACAACAGGACGCGAAGGCTCTCGCGACGCGCGGCGATGCGGCCTCTGAGGTGCTGCGAGATGCGACGGGCGCCGGTGGCGCAGGCGATCGGATCGAGCAAGTCATCAACAACGCCATCAGTCACCCCGTCGACCCGCATCAGGTCATCACCGCGATCGAGCAGCGCGGCGCGTCGCTTGCCGAGCCCTTCTACACGCAGTTTCGGCAGACGCCGATCCCGACCACGCCGCAAATCCAGAACATCGCCACGCACATCGGCATTTCCGATCCCTCACTGATGACGGAAGCCTATCGCCGGGCGATGCGCGACAGTCTGCGCGGCAACGCTTCGCCGCCAAACTGGTTTGCGCAGCAGACGCCGCAAGGTTGGGCTGTCACGCGCATGCCAAGCGCGGCCGAGTGGGATTATATCAAGAGGGCCGCCGACGGGCTGGCCGACACGACGGACAAGACGACGCGCGGACATTACCGCGACATGGCGCGCATCATCCGTGACGCTGTGGACGAGGCAGTCTCTCCAGGCAACCCCTCGGCAAGCCCGTGGGCGCAGGGTCGGGCCGTGCATGCCGAGCACGCCGCCCTTGTCGATGCCCTCGATGCGGGCCGGACGGTGTTCGAGAAAGGCGTTGGCCCGAGCGAGCTGCGGCAGCTTGTCGGCGACCTCGGCAGCCAGCCCGAGCGGCAGGCATTCGACCTCGGCATTCGCGAGAGCATTCGCAAGGCGATGCACTCGGCGACGGGCGCCAGCGACGATCCGGCGGCCGACGCTGCGCGCCGCCTGTTCTCCTCGCGTGAGGCTCAAGACAAGCTCCGCATGCTCTATGGCCCTGACGAGGCGCAACGCATGGTCGAGGCGGCGCGGGGCGCCGGACAGGCGGCGGGCACCAATCGCGCCATCGAAAGCGGGTTGCAGACTGCCGAGAGGCAGGCGGCGAAGGGGCGCTATGGGCAATCTGATGCCCGCAACCCCCTTGACACGGCAGCAGCAGCCCTCACCACGGCCAAGAGCGTCGTCACCAACCCTGTCGGCGCTGCGGCGGGCGCGGTCCAGAAGATTGTCGGCATGGTTGCGGCCGAGGGAACGACGGTGCGCAATCAGGAGCAGGCGCTTCAGGCGGCGCGTGCGCTCGTTCGGCAAGGCACCGATGCGCAGCAGCTCGTCAGCGAGCTTTACCGCTACATGGCGGCGCAGGATTTGAGTCGGGCGCAACGGCAGTTCTACAGCACGCTCGCAGCCCGCATCTCGAAAATGGCAACGCCGGGCGCCGCCACCGCTACCGCTGACGCCGTCGTCGGCAAATCTCACGAAGCGAGACCCTGATGCCCACCACCACCAACATCGGCCTGTCGCAGCCCGCTCACGGCGGCGCCATCAACACGTGGGATACAGACCTCAACGGCAACGCGACCATTCTCGACAATTATTTCGGCGTCACCACAACCAAGGCCGTCGGCGGCGTCAATATCACACTCTCCTCGACGGAGGTGCAGGCGCGAGTCATTCGCCTGACCGGTGTCCTGTCGGCCAACATCCAGTTGATTTTTCCGAACGGGCAAGGTGGCTCCTGGGTCATCGACAACGCTACGACAGGCGCCTTCACCGTCAACGTCATTAACGCCACGCAGACCTCGACCATTTTCCCGACGCAGGGCTTCAAGACGCTCGTCACCACGGACGGAACCACCTTCCGAAACGGCAACGATGTGCCGCCGCCCGTATTCGGCGCGGCCGGCGCCAGCGCAGCCATCGGGTCCGTGCCGTCGCCCGGCGCATTCGCTGGTCCGGCACCGCGTCTACTCGGCGACGGCGCGGCGTTCGTCGCCCTGCTCTCGCAACCGCAGGGACGGCTGACACTCACCTCGGCCACTCCCGTCACGTCGAGCGATGTGACGGCGGCGACGACAGTCTATTACACCAACTATGTCGGCAATCTCGTGCCGGTTTATTGCGGCGGATATGCGTCACCTCTGGTCGTCATGGCACCGATCGCGGGCGGCAACGCCTCGCTCGCCCTCAACAACCCGAGCCACGCCGCAACCTCGAACTACGATGTGTTTGCCTTCCTCGACCCCGCCGACAACTTGACGTTTCGGATCGGGACGGGTCCGGCCTGGACTTCGGCGACAGCACGGGGCACGGGCGCCGGCACGACAGAGTTGGTATTGACCAACGGCATCTATATGAACGCCGTGGCCATCACGCTGCGCAACGGCGTGACCACCTACTCCATCGGCGCCGCCAGCCGTGCAACGTATCTTGACACCATCCGCACGACGTCGAGCGTGGGTCAGACCGAGGACAGCGCTCAGAACCGGCTCGTGTGGAACGCCTATAATCAGGTGGCACGGACGTTGATGCGCGTGGAGTCGACGGCCTCGTGGGCGGGCTCGGTGACGGGGTCGGGCACCTATCGCAGCGCCAACGGCACCTCGGCGAATCAGGTTTCGACGCTCGTTGGCCTGATCGGCGCAGCGCTGCGCCTCGATGGCCGCATGACCATGAATTTCACGATCACGTCGGGGGCCTCCAATTTTCGCGTCGGAATCGGCAACGCCAGCACGACGAACATTGCGCAGATGTTCGATGAATTGGCATCAGCCACGGTCGGCACGCTACAGGTAGGCATGAGCTGCACGTACACGACCAGCGCACAGCTTGGGTACATCTCCTATTGGTGGCTGGAGAATTGGTTCAGGACGGGCGCGGGCACCACGGCGACATGGGTGCTCGGCGCGTCGTCAGGGCTCTTCGGCCACGTTTTCGGGTGATTGCTCATGCTGTCGATCTCGGATGCCGCTATCGATCTCATCGTTTCGGAAGAGATCACGGACGCAGCCTACTACACGAAGCACTATCAGCATTTCGACTGGCCGGAGGGCGATTCTGGCCCGACGGTTGGTATCGGCTACGATTGCGGCTATGTGACGGCGGACGAGCTGCGAAAGGATTGGTCGGGCATCGTTTCCGAGGAGACAGTCGAAGCGCTCCTGAAGGCTGTCGGCAAGAAAAAGACCGCCGCGCGCAACTTTGTCGCCGCGAGCAAGCTCAGTGTCACGATCTCTTACGTGCAGGCCATAACGCAATTCAGAGAGCGCGAAATCCCGAAGTGGATCAAGCAGACATCGGACGCCTTCCAGAATTGCGACCACCTCTCGCCCGACAGTCTCGGCGGCCTCCTCTCGCTGGCCTACAATCGTGGGCTGTCGTTTGCGGCCGACAAGGATAGTCGCAAGGAGATGCGCGAGATTCGGGCCTGCATGGCGCGCGGCGATTTTGGTGCAATCCCGCAGCAAATCCGGCTGATGAAACGGCTGTGGCCGACGGGCGGCTTGGCCGGGCGCCGTGAGCGCGAGGCGCAGCTTTTCGAGAGAGGATTGGTCGACTGCCGCCCTCTGAGTGCGACCGTGATCCAGATGGCGCCAGCGAATGCCGAGCGCCCCGCGCCGGCCCTTGCCGTTGAGGTGGCGCATCCCGCGCAGGCCGCTGTCAGCGCGCCGAGCAAAAGCGGCCTCGCCTTTCTCGCCTCGGTGGCGATGCTGTCGCGCACGGTGTGGACCACGATCGTCGGGTTTGGCGTCTCTGCCGGGGATGGCCTTGGCTACGTGATGAAGCTCCTGCCGGAGATCAAGACGGAAGTCGACGGCTCCATGTCGGCGCTCGATTCGTTCACGTCAGCTTTGAAGGTCAACAAAGAAGCCATCGCGACTGCGGTCCTTGTTGCGTGCGTGGTGACGATCATTTTCAGGCACACGCGCGATAAGATTGCGCTGATCAACAAGGATAAGGATGATGCTGGGGATTCTGGGGATCAAGCTGGCGCTCGCGGGTAGTCGCGTCGGCGCTTTTGTGGTCAATGTGGTCAAATGGTTCGTGCAAGGTCTCGTGGCGTGCGTCGAGCACCCCGTGACATTTCTTGTGATCTTCGTGGCGTTCGGCGTGGGCTGGGGCTGGGGACATCACTATGGAACCGTGCAGTTGCGCAGGCTCAACGCCGCGATCGTGGCTGAGAACAAGGCGCTGGACAAGCGCGCCGATGACGCCATCTCAGCGCGTCGCGCCGCCGAGAAAAAGCTCGTCGACGCCATCGCGGCTCAGCCCGAGCCCACTCTGCCACAAGAGCCGCCGCGCGAAATGGCCCCCCTACCGGCTGGCGCGCGTCCTCGTTCCACCCCTCGCCGGCCTGCTGTGCGGCGGGTGCCCAACGTCGGAGTCACTGCCTCTGCCGGATCGTGGCTGCCAAGTTTTCTTGCCGATCCGCCCCAGCGCGATTGAGGAGACTGAGTTGCAGCGGCGCGCGCCTCGGATTGCTGTGAAAGTTGCGGGGCATGATGCCGCGTACGACTCCTATTGCGGGAGTCAACGGAGATGACGGCGATGGCCTTTGACAGCGGAATAGCCCATGCCTTCCACCCAGAAGACGACGCGGCTCAAGAAGCCGCAAGTGGACCTTCTCGTGGAATTGGTCCGGCGCCTGGACGGCAAGCTCGACGAGCGCCAAGAGACGATGCACGCGGTGACGGAGCATCGCAACGAGATTATCCGAGGATTGTTGTCTCAAATCCAGAGGGTAGCACATCAGATGGTGGCGCTGGACGCCCGCGTGACCGCCTTGGAGCAGTCCAGCTTGAGACTTTGGCTCTTAGAGATGAGACCGCACGCGTGGAAGATGGTTTGCGCAGTCTGCTTGATCCTCTACTTGCGAGCCATAACGGGCGCGTGGCCAAACTTGAGCGCGCTGCTGCCTTTCGTGGGAAAATAGGCTATTGGACGGGGCCGACATTGAATGCCGTGATTCTCGGTCTCGTCGCCCTGTGTGCGTTTTTCACGTTTCTGGTGAAGTGGCCGGGATAGGCAACGCGCCTACGGGCAAAGTCCGCAAACTGGACACTCCTCATCATCATCCGGTGTGAGCGCGGCAATGATCTCGTCCACGATATCGGCCGCTGTCTTTTTGGCGTCAATCATCTTTGCCACCATGGCGACCAGCTCTTCACGATCCGTCATCCCTTCACCTCTTCAATTGCTGCCGCGCCGACGGCCTCGACAATCTTGCGCGTATCGCACGCGTACAGCCCAGCACACGAAAACGAATTCAGCTCGATCAAAGACGCATAAGTCTGGGTACTCAGTGGCGCTTGCTGGAATGCGATATCAGCGACGTAAACAGTATCGGCCTGCCACGGGTGTTCTGCAATTCTCTCCGCAAGCGCCTGCTGGGCTGGCATAACATCGGGACGGATATCAACAACGCCGCCCCATTGATATGTCGATCCCGTCACGACTTTTCCGTTTGCGATCACAAAACGCGCTTCGCCATTGATTTTCTGCCCATTGGCGACCACGACAAGCGCCTCATCCGGCACGCGTTCAACCTGATTTAGAGCATTGATTTCGTGCTCAAAATCCACAAATCTTATTGCGCGACCGGCGAATAGCTTTGTTACGACATTCGGACGAATGAAGACCGTTTCTCCGCAGAATTCGGACAGCCACGCCTCGCCGCGCCTCTTCAAGGCCGCATAGGGCAAAATGACGAAGTCGTCGCTCAGCAAAAAGCCTTCGAGATGCGCAGCGAACGTCGAAAACTGTAAATTCTCCTCGCGGCAATAGGCAAGCGGAAGCCAGCAAGTATTGCGCCCGAGACGGCGCATGACGCGCAATCCTTCGTAGGTCCCGTGATAAACGACAGGTGTAACCGAGTAAGGGCGCTCCGGCGGATGGGGCAGCGCGGGCTCAGGCTCAATCCTCCGTGCGATCGGGATGTAGCGGCATTCGTGGACGACATGACCGGCCTCGCGCGCCGCATCGGCTAGCGTTGGGAACCCCGTAAACTGAGGGGCGCGCTCGGCAATAATGCTGTCGATCACCCAATGCACGACGTCCGTCATCTCCGCACCACCTTGCCGCCCATCGTTTTCTTCATGCCTGACCGTTTCGTGCCCGCCATCGGCGCGGAACGCCATTTCGAACGCTCAACTGGCACTTGAGTTGTATCGCCCGCTTTCTCGGCCAGCTTCGCGCGAAACGCCGTATGTTTCCGCTCTAGGGATCGCGTTCGCGCCAGCTCCTTGACGTCATTTTTCGTCTTGGGCTTGTGTTCTTCCTGCGTTTTCAGCGGGTAGAGGTTGGCCGGATGATGTGGGCCGCCTGCTGCCAGCATTCGATTGTGATCCCATTGACGAACGCGCTCGAATTCGTCGATAATCTCGTCGGTTGTGCGCGACTTCGCCCACTCGCGATCAATGACCGGCTCGCCGTTTTCACGGTGCAATAGGATCATTGCTGCATATCGCTCAGAAATTGTCGGCTTCTTGCGCGGCGTGCTCATTTTTCCGCCTCAATGGCGGCAATGAGATCGCGAACAAATTGACGCCAATGCTCTTTCTGTTTTTCAGTGTAGTGTGTCGCCCACTCGCCGCCATTGTTGCCGAGGGCTGCCCGAATTGCGAATTTCTCAATTGTTTGCGGGCTCATTCGTCCTCAACCCCCTGCTTCCCATTCCGTTGTCGCATTTTCAGCAACACGTCGGGTTTGATTCCCGTGACTCTCTCGACAACAAATCCGACCTCATCAAACAACTTGCACGCCTCCTTGTGCGGCAGCGATTGAAACTCGATCGTCTTGGCCGCACGCACGTAGAGCTTGCCCCCGCGTGCAAATGCCCACCCATAGCGCCCCTTGCGCCGCATGAAGGCCGCGAGCAGCGGTCCCGCCAGATTGACCGGGATGCCCTGTGGATCAATCTCGTCCTCGTCAAAGTGCCCGGCCTGCACGAGGAGCCACGCGCGTAGGTGCTCGGTATCATTGGGCTTGAACTCGGCATCATGCGGCCATTGCTCGAATGCGGCGGCGACAAGGCCAAACAGTCGCCGATGCTGCGGCACAGAGCGTTTCGGCAGGATATCCCAGCCCGCTTGCGCCACCCGCCATAGAAAGCGCTTAGCGGCCTCCTTGTCGACGTGGTTCATGCCGGCAGATGCGAGGCCCGCCATAGTCACAGTTAGGCGGCCATGAACCTCGGGCGTGACTTCGATGGGCTCGTCAACCACTGCTGACATGGCCGCTCCGATGCTAGCTCACGCGATTTTCTCGCCAACCCGTCGAGCGCTTGCGCTTCACTGGAGCCGTCACCTCGTTGCGCACATACGCTTCATGCGGAACGAGTGCGAAGCGCAACCCTGCTGCGCGGGCGACGGCAATCAGCTTGTCGAAGCGCGGGAACTTGGTGCGTCCGGTTCGCCAGTTGTTGACCGTCTGGACCGTTACGCCGCCGCGCTCGGCGACTTCCTGCGCCGTCCAGTCGCAGACGGCGTGAAGAACGGCATGGACCTCGTAACTTGTCATGTTCATATGAACTCCTCATGTCCGAATCTGAATACCTGCGTATTCCATCTCCGTGAGACCGTATGTCCAAGCAACGGCCTCCGTTGCTGTCCGCATCTCGGGTGGAACTTGCAAAAAATATGTCTTGCGTGATCCGTCAGGTTCTTTCGAGCCATTGACAACCTCGACTGCCGCCCACTCTTCGGCGCGCTTCCACAAAATGCCGGTTTCGTCGCGATGCGCCTCCTTTGCTCCTCCGTCGCGAACATAACGCTCCGCGCCCATGCGCTCGATCATGATGCGCTTGATTTCCTGATTCGATTCTGCGTCTATCTGCGTTGTCGTGATCGCCTCTGGGCTCATGACAACTTGTCTTGGAACGCGCACGCCGTGCCAATAGTATACCTCCCAGCCATCTCGCCATCTATGTGACGGGCCGTCCGCGCAATGCGGTCGGTGACGATCGTCCCACTTCAAGATTTCTGGGCGATCTGAGATGATGCAGAATTTAGGATGCATCCATCTCCATGAACTGTGCTCCGCCGCAGTTTCGTAGTGCTGGAATTTTTCGTAAACGGGCAGATCAAGCTTTGCAATATGCCGGAAGAAAGACAGGAACGACACGTATTGTGCCCAATGGTTTCCGCCGTCACTCATATTCATCGCGCTTCTTGCGCACCCGACAAGAAAACGCGAATTGTTGCCGTCAATGACGCTGGCTAGATCAGAAACCCATTTATCCCGCGTGGCGTCCCACGTGGCGGCATCCGTCGCGTCCCACGTGGCGGCCTCCGTGGCGGCCCGCGTGGCGGCCTCCGTGGCGGCATTCGTCGCGGCATCCGTCGCGTCCCACGTGGCGGCCTCCGTGGCGTCCCACGTGGCGGCCTCCGTGGCGTCCCACGTGGCGGCATTCGTCGCGGCCTCCGTGGCGGCCCGCGTGGCGGCCTCCGTGGCGTCCCACGTGGCGGCCCGCGTGGCGGCCTCCGTGGCGTCCCACGTGGCGGCCTCCGTGGCGTCCCACGTGGCGGCCTCCGTGGCGGCATTCGTCGCGGCCCGCGTGGCGGCCCGCGTGGCGGCATCCGTCGCGTCCCACGTGGCGGCCTCCGTGGCGGCCTCCGTGGCGGCCTCCGTGGCGGCCCGCGTGGCGTCCCACGTGGCGTCCCACGTGGCGGCATTCGTCGCGGCCCGCGTGGCGGCCTCCGTGGCGTCCCACGTGGCGGCCTCCGTGGCGTCCCACGTGGCGTCCCACGTGGCGGCATTCGTCGCGGCATTCGTCGCGGCCCGCGTGGCGGCCCACGTGGCGGCATTCGTCGCGGCCCGCGTGGCGGCCCACGTGGCGGCATTCGTCGCGGCCCGCGTGGCGGCCTCCGTGGCGTCCCACGTGGGCGATTTGCTGTTTTCGAAAAGCCACCAAATCGCCGCCGCAAAACCGGCGGCTACATTGCCAACCAATGGTGACGAAACGAACACAATATGCTTGGGCGTGGGTAGCCCAGCCGCCGAGTACATACCATTGACGGCAGCAATGGTTGCTTCGCGTTCATCTGCATCCATTGGTTTTGTGGATCGAATGATGTTGGTCCACTTGTCGGTCCATGGTTTTAGTTGGGCGCGGTGCTCTGGGGTAAGTTCGTATTTCTTTTTCATCAGTCGGCCACCACGCGTGCATCTTCGAATGTCCACTCGCGCTGACGACGGATGCGATACATTCCAGGCGGAATGCTGACCCCATCGTGCTCCTCATGGATCAGCCGAGCGCCTTTGCTGCCGACTTTGATGTGGCCGACGTACAGCGTCAAATCAACATCGCGCGCCATCGCCTCGTCGCGAAACATGACAACGCGATCTTCCAACGCAAATCGATGGCGATGCCCGGTTACCTCGCCGCGCCCAATGACTGTAGAGCCGTCGCTATCGGGCGCAATCACAGTCGCCTTGCTTATTTTGGCGGACGGAACCGCCTCGATTAGCATGTCGCCCTGAAAATAAAGGTTACCCATGTCTCGTCTCCTTGGTTGAAATGTTACGCCGGTTGCTTCTTCGTCGACACGCGCTTGCGGGCCTTCTTGATGGCGAGATCAATTTTCGCCTGCCTCACCTTGTCCATCAGCCGCATGATCTCTTCGACGCCGTCAAGATACTCGACAAGAGCCTCGCCTGTCTCGACGGCATCAAGGCCCGCGAGGAAATCGTTGGCGAGCATCGTGCGCTCGTCGTCGGTGATCTCTTGTGTCGCGGCGTGGGCGGGTTTTGCCGCCGCCGGTTCCGTTGGCGTGATAGTCGCTTCCTTCATGTCACCGGGAAACTCGGGCAGCTCGTCAACAGGGCCTTGCGGCACCTCCTGCACGCCGTAGCGTGACGCCTTGCCCTCAAGATCGCGGTGCATGGCGTCGTAGCCTGCCTGTAGGTCGGCAAGGGGCATCAAACGCTCGACCTCCGTCCACGAGTTGGTGTGGAAGTATTTGAACAGGAGTGCGGCCTTCGCTTTCTTGTCTTCCGTTCCGGTCGTGGGGTGGTGTTTGACCATGAGGGCTTGGATTTCGTCGACAGCGATCTGACGGCGCACGCTCTTCATGTCCGACGGTGCATCGTCGGCCGGCATCATGCCCTCGCTGGTGCGGCTAGCGTCAAATGATTTATGCGACCCGCCCAGGTTGAGTTTCTGGATGTGCGGCAGGAAATCCTTGAACGTCGGATTGACGAAGCGCTTCCCGTCAATCAGCGCCGATCGATCCTTCAGAATATCCGCCGTACGCGTGACCTTGTGCGTATCCGGGTCGGTCTCTCGGTCCATCATGATCACAAGGCTGGGCTCGAATGTAAACTCGCCCTCGGCCTTCATCTTGATGCCGGTCTTTTCGAGCTGCTTCTTGCCGCGATCGTCCTCAAAGTAATCGTACTCGTAACCAGCGCGACCGCAGGCGATGATGTGCAGCCGCGAGTTAACAAAGAAATCCGTGAATTGGCGCCACTGCCCTTTCAGCCACGCCCAATCCTCGAATTGCAGGCGGTAGGTTTCGCGGTTGAGCTTCGCGGCGCGAACCTTCTGATAGCTATCGCAAAGCTCAGTCCACAGATGACTTATGCTGTCCAAAATTAGCACGGACGCTTCTTTTTCGGCCTTGCGAGCGTATGGCAATAGGTCGCGAAAGGCGCGAGAGCGCTCAACGTCAAGCTCCAAGCCTGCTTTGTCGACGATATCGAATATCCAGTCGACGCCGGTTTCAGTGTCCAGCATGAAGATGGGCTTGCTGCCGTCCTCCAGCCCAAGGCTTTGCATGTGCTTCGCAAGCCCCACAGCCATGTTCGCGGCTGTCGTCGTCTTGCCTGCCCCCTGGAAGCCAAGAATTCCCGCCTTGAGGTAGGCTTGCTGCCGTGTATCTCTAGTTACGCGCGCCATTTCGGGCCTTCCTCCAGGTGCGAAGATATTCACGCTTGCAGATTATACAGCCGCGATAGCCGCTCTGCGCGCGGTATTGATTTTCAGGCGTCCATTCGTGACCATATTTGCAGTGCGTTCGCTCTCGGGCGCGTGTCGTCGAAAAGTGCTCAGGAAGACGTGCCATAGTGACGTTCTGATGTGCTGCGGCGTCGAGTAGTTGCATGTGATCTGGGTTGACGCAGCATCGCATTTGGCATTTGTGGTCGACCTGCCATTGGTGAACCATCGGCGGGCATTTGCCGAGCTAGCCTCACATGGGAGGTGTCGGCAATTCCGTCAGTCCGCCACCGGCCCGGTGTAGAGCTTGAAATTGCGCGAATGTGCAAACTTCTCACTCAGAGAGCCGTCTGTTGGCCCGGCCAGCAGGATCACCATGTCAGCATCGATGCCGGTTCCGCCCGTGTCGTCGATGTCGCCAACGTAAGGCGCGTCAAGCACGCGCACGACAATGCCGAGGGCCTCCGGCCGCCAGACGCCCCCGCCCGGAAATTCACGATCGTCCTTTGGAGCAACGAGGTTGCCGCGCACGAACGGGCACGGCTTGCCCCAATCCTCCAGGGCATCGAGAAGGACGCGGGCGCGGTTCTCCACGGCGATCTTCGGCAACTTCTCGAAATCCGCCTCTTCTTTCGCAGCAATTTTCTGCATCAGAAGCTTGCCCAGCGGCGAGTCCATCGGTACGTCCATGCGGTTCACGCTACTTTTCCCTCTTTAATTGGCGACGATTCAATGCTTGAGTGCGGCGATCGCGATCGGGACGACCCAGTATGCGCAGACCAAAATTGTCGCACACCAAATCACCGTCCTGATTGTCTGGTGGCGCGTTGCCGACTTGAAGCTGTCATCGAAATCCATGGGCTCATCCTCGCAAATTGACGACGGTTCCGAACTCTCCGCAACCGTCAAGCTGTCACGCCGTCACGGAAGGACTATCGGCCGCGTTCGCCGGACTGTTGAGGTGGTCAACCCGGATCGCGGAAGACGCGACCCTCTCACGCCGGCCTGGGGGAAGCCCGACCGGCGGACTCGTTCACCATAGCCAACCGGCTTGGTGCAATCCGCGTAAAACGGCAAAAATCGCCACAAGAATCACCGCCACGATGGCAGCGCTGGCGGCATACGCGGCAACGCCGGGCTCACCTTCGGGCAGCATGATATCTCTCCGGTGGCTGGCGCTCGCTCATCTTGATCGCCAATTCGGCTTGCGCCACGATCTGGTGCAAATGCTGCGCCCCTTGCGGGCCTAGGCGCGCCAGCCTACTCACGATCGTTTCAGCCATCACTTGCGCCGTCTGCAAATCCATGGATGCCGCGAGAGCTTCCCAGCCCGTTGTTTTGTTGGACATGACGCCTTCCCCTGAATTTCGATGGTCGCCCCGATTGCGAGACGGTGTGCCTCTCTCGCCCCACGCTCAGGGCGACCATCCCTGCCCCGCCGCAGTTCCGAGACTGCCTGAAGGTTGCTAAAACGTCAATCGAAAAAGTGCACTAAACTTTACTTTGTCAGCATCCTGTTGACAGGCTGTGGATATTTCGGTGTCGGCCAAGTCGCGCCCGACATGAGTTGTATCGCCCGGTTGTCAGGTGCGTTAAAGTGTGCTTCATTCCGAGAGATGAACGAAATGCGAAACGAGGTCGAGGAGGTCGAGCAGGTTGAGCGCTTAAAGGCACGCGTGCGCAAGTTTGTGACGGACGGGCATATGGCCCGGACGGCACTGGCGATCGCGGCGGGCATGGGGCGCTCAAGCCTGAATGACCTCCATGATGAAGCCTGGAATCCGACGGCAGACACGCTCAAGGCGTTGCTGGCGACGATCCGGGCGCATGAAAGCCGTCCGAAGCAGACTGCGTGCCGTTCGCGGCGTGCGTCAATTCGGACGGCGTGAGATTGGAGGGGTGCGGTGGGTGCGGCAACAAACCATAGGGTCAAGCTGGAGACGCCTGAAACGGTGACGTGCCCATCGTGCGGCGGCCACGGCGCCATCGGCCTGAGTGATGGCTACGCTGTCGGCTACTGGAAGTGCCGAGAATGCGCCAATACCTGGGAGGCCGTAGGTTTTGCGGCAGCGGCGGCGCGTGCGACGATTGATGGTTTTCGTCGAGGCGATGCTCACCCTGACACTCGCGCAGGCTCGCTTGGGTTTCAGATTACGCATGTTTATCCGAGAGAAGTCGAGCCACGAATGATCTGTCCAGAGTATTTCTGAGGAAGGAAGGATTGTGAAGGGCGGCGGCGTGGAACGCAGACACGCAGCCCAATACTCCCCACGGGCTTAATGGGGCCGTAGCGCCATCGGAAGCCGTAGCTGGCTTGTGATCAAACAACCGCTTGTGGCGTCGCCGGAGTAGCGCCCGGCCCGCCCTTCCCAATCCTTCCCACACCTCGAAGGCCTGCTTTGCGTCTCACCTAAGTTGTAGGCGCAATCCGTTACGTCTTTGTCTGAGTTGTAGGGGTCAACGAAACCAGCGCATCCGTGGCAGTGTGTTGTGAGTGCCATAATGGGGCATGAATGACACACATCTCAAAACGCCTTGGACGTGGACTGACCGACTTGGCCGTTCCCACACCCTTCCCACCCTCGGGAAGCATCCGGGAAGGGTTGGGAAGGGTTGGGAAGGGTTGGGAAGAGTCCGGGAAGGATCGCGTACAGAGTGTCCACGACTGTCCACGACCTGGGAAAGATCAAGGAATTCAGTGGCCACGACTATCCACGACCTGGGAACGACTGGTCACGGATCAATTTGACGCAGAAACCCTTGACCACGGACGGTCATTTGTCGAGTACATGCAACTTTCCGGGGGCTCCGGTGCGTGGGAAGGGTCGGAATTGTACGAGCAATACGAGTGGTGGTGCCGAAAAGTCTCGGGAAGGGTCGCGCTGGCCGAGAATGTTTTCTATGCAACTCTAAGCGCGCTGGGAATCGTAGGGCATCGTTTGTCGCGTTCGGTTTCCAAGCATCGATGGATGGCAAGGACGATACCTGAGAGGCGGGAAGGGTAGAGAGATGGACAAGCAACCTTTAGAGCGTATCACGTATAGTCACTACAACCCGAAGCGCGGCGGGCACGTTTATGACGTGAGCGGCACTCGCATCTTCATCAGCAGTCACGAGATTCAAAACATGCCGCCGGATATCGGCCATCAGGCGCGGCTGGGCGACGAGCTGTTGCGGCGTGCAAAAGAGCAGCGTGCGAAGGAAAGAGTAAATTCCGCCGTCCCAGAAAGCCACGCTTACGCCTATACAACCATGCAGATTCCGGCCTTTCCCGGAGAAGGCGACAACTTCGTCAAGCTCGGGAAGATCGCGGAGGAGATCGTCGGCGGGATGACGAAGAGCAAGGCTCAGGCGATTGTCGATGCGGCGAGCGCTCGCGCCTTTGAGCGGATGCGCGAGGATGCCCAGCATTTCGGCTGCGGGTTTGTCAGGACGAGTCGAAAGGCGGATGGCAGCGTCACCAGTGAACACGTGTCCCCGAATGACGTGTTCAATACGGCGACCGAGAAATCTGGTGACGGCAAGCCGCTCGTTGCCATGGCACAGGCCGCGATCCGCGAGCCATTCCCCGTCGCCGCTCTTGAGCGCAAGCATGTCCGTGGCGGCCTGTTCGTTGGCCCCTGAAAACGGAAAGGGGACCACCCGCTAGGTGATCCCCTTGTCTCGTTGCGTCTATCGCGTAACCGACCAAAGTAGCGCGTTCGTCGCAATTCCAATCAGAGCGAGACCTATGTACTCGAAAACAACTGCTGCCGTCAAGCGCGCTTCTGAGCGTCGCCGGTCACGGCGCAATGCGGAAACCCGCATCACCAGCGTTATCGCCCCCTTTATCGGCGCGCGCGGGCTCACGGCAGATCAAGCTGCCCTGATCTGCACGGGTCTGCTCAACAAGCGTTTCACTGACGAGGACCGCGTTGATTTCCTCGTGGCTGGCGTCGTGCCGGATGTACAACTCGACCCCGTCGACCTTCAATCGCTGAAGGAAGGCGCGCGCCATCTCCTGTCCGTCCTCCGGTCGGAGGGCATTCTATGAGCGCGCAAAACCCCATCGTTCCGATCGGCCATAACGGCGGCCCTGACCTTTCCGAGGCCGAGACACCTATCGACGACGGTCACGACTTCAAAATGCGCTGGGTGCGCATCCATATCGGTGATTTCCTGCAAGGCATGCGAGGGCTGACGTTCGAGGAGCGCGGGTTCTATTGGACCGCGCTCTTGCAGATGTACGATCGCATGGAGCCGCTGCCCGACGACGACCGGCAGGCCGCCATGCTGCTCGGCTGCGACATCCGCACCTATCGTCGCTTGAAGCTCCGTCTGGTGACGCTGAGCAAGTTCGTCATCGACGAAAAGAAGCGCATCCACAACGAGCGCGTCGACCACGAAATCGAGCGTTATGTCGCCGAGGCACAGCGCAAAAGGGCGGTCGCGTTGCGTCGCGAGGAGGAGCGGCGAGAGCGAGAACGTCTACAGAAAGATCGCGCTCTGGTTGCATCCGTCAACGAGTTGCATATGAGAACCGACGAACTTCCGGCTAACTTCGGCCGGACTTCCGGCGAACTTCCGGCCGAAGTCCGGGAGAAGTTCCTGAGAACTTTGCCTGAGCATTCGCAGCATCTTTCCAAAAAACCCAATGAAATCAATGTATGCACCACCACACGTCTGGTTTCTAAAAACCACAGCTCTGGTGCTCTACAAAATACAGAATACAAAAGCCAGAATACAGAAAAGAAAGAAGAACTACACGGTAACGCGCGAAGGCTCGGAACGGTTGTAGCCCACGCCACTACCAATCCGTCATCAAACGGTTTCGATGACCTGTCACGGCGGCTGCTCAGTGCGGCGGGGCCGGGGCTCGCCAACCCGGCAGGGGCGGCGGGGCTGCTCAGCCTGACTACGCCGATGATGTGGATTCGCGAGGGGGCGAGTCTCGACGAAGATATTCTGCCCACGATCCATGCCAAGTCGAGGTCGCGACCAGCGTCCAGCATCCGGTCATGGGATTTCTTCACGACGTCCGTGGCCGAGGCGAAGGCGCGGCGTGAGCGAGGGCTGCCCGCTGTGACGCTGCCGTCCGTTGCCGAGCCTTTGCCGCGTGACGAGCGCAAGCCGGTCCTGACGATCGAGTTCGCGAAGGGCCGCCACTACGTCACGGCGGGGGACGTCCGGCGCATCCAGGCGGGAACCGAGGGCCTGACTGCCGATGCGGTCGAGCGTGCGGCCCGTGTGGTCCAGGCGCGATTACTCAACGGCGCCCCGAAGTCGGCGCTGGCCATCGAAGACCTGATCGCCAAGGAGGCCAAACGACTGAGCGGCGTTGCCAAGCCATCCGACGAGGTCGGCTCGGCCGAAGCGATGTATAGCGATTGGCGCACGTCGGGTCAGGTCAAGGGGGTCGTGTGATGCTCTCGACCCATGAGCTTCTTGCGCAAGAGGGCGTAAAGGACGGCGGGCGGTCAAAATTCTACGCCGTGTGTCCAAAGTGCTCGCACAAGCGCAAGCCGCTCAATCGCAAGAAGCGGTGCCTAGGCGTGATCATCAAATCCGATGCCGTGCACTTTGCCTGCAACCACTGCGGCGAACGCTGGACACGGTTCTGTGACGAGGACGAGAAGGGGAAAACTTATGCGCGACACGATGGCACCGGGCGGCATCAGCACCAAGCACGCGGAATGGCTGGAGGCCCGCAAAATCCCGATCGAGATCGCCAATCGCGAAGGGCTATTCAGCCGGGGTCCGGCGCTGGGCTGGACGCACACGATGCATGGCGAGGTGCTGTACGAAAAGTTTCGCAGCCTGATCGAAAAGCGGTTCTGGCGCAGTCCGAGTGGGACGCCCGCCGTCCCGTGGGGGTTCGACAGCCTGCCGCGCGTCAAGTCCGAGACGACGACTGGACCGGACGACGAAAGCGACGCGGACGACAAGACGCCG